ATAACCTCGAACCAAGAGTTATTGATCCACTCGAGTTTATCTGCCTCTTCGAGATCTCTTAGATCCTTATCGCTATTGACCCCGGCTCGAATGAGGCGATCCGGATACCGGATAATATGATCGATCCCTTCGATCGCTATTCTCATCTCGCCAAGGCAGCGGATCTCCCACTCTCGATCGAGAGCTTCATTAGATAATCGAGCTACGATCTCGCTATCTCCGGTGTAAAAAGCCGGATCGTTACGATCTCCCCTCTCGATCCATGGATCCTCGATCTCGAGGGTAACCCCCTCCGGGATCTCGAAGCGTTGCACTATCGTGTCTTCCATATTCCTTGATCCTTATCTTCTAGGTGTTGCATAGGTGAGGCGATCCCACCTCGAAGAGGCCCGGAGCTATTGCCCCGGGCCCTATCGATACGGTACCGATTACCTATCTAATGAGATCCGGTAGGTCTCTCGATAAATAAGAGAGTAAGCCTCGAGCATTCCTTCGAGGTAAGCTCGGCGGATCCCGGTAGATTCCTCGATCTCTTGCTGCGTGTTATACATGAGGCTCTTCAATTCCCCATGGAGAAGATCGATATCCTTGATCTCTCGATTAGCTAAGAGCTTCTCGGAGATCATGAGATTACCTCCACTCGAGCCGCTTCCCTAGTCTCGTTATATTTCACTAGGTTATCGATATCTTCCGAGAAGAGAGAGAGTAAGTAAGCTTCGAGATTATCCGGAGATAGATCCGAGTAATCTTCCTCGGTATCATACTCTCGAGAGATAGATATTCTTATCTTCATACTCTCACCTCCGATATCTCCGGGCCGGCCCATGTCGGAGAGTAATCGACACTATAAGCTGCCGAATTATCGAGATCCTTCACGATAGCGATCGCTTGATCGTGATCCTCGGCGGTTATGTAATACCTCTCGATCTTCGAGATCTCATATTGCCTCATGATCTATTCCTCCTCTTCGATCTCGAGCCATGGCCCTAGGTGATGACCTTCGATAATTGCATGAGCCGGAGCTGCGGTCTTACCTCGCCAAGAGATCCCCTCCGGGAGATCAATTAGGCGATCGTAATCTTCCTCTCTTCCGGCCTTGATCGCTTCGATACAAGGCTCCACCATGGAGAGAGGTACCGGCGGATAGTGATTAGATCGTAATTGAATGGCGATCTGATTCTCGAGAGAGATCCCGGCCGGGCCGGAGGCTAGATCGTAAGATAGATTCGATCCCATTAGCGGCGGCCTCCCTTCTTCTTTAGGTGAGCCTTTAGCTCGAGCTTGATAGCTCGGGCCTCTTCTCCCTTGAAAGTTGCCATATTCGAGAGAGCATATAGAACTACACTCTCTCCACTATCGAGGCCGAATTGATCCTCGATCGTATCGAGGCAGCTCATCGCTTCGATATAATCTCGAGCATAGATCGAGGCGTTAGATCTCCACCATGGAGAGCGTTTGATATCTCTAGCGATCTCGCTAATTGATCGAGGCCCGGTATCCTCCTCGAGCTTCACCGCCGGCGGAAGAGCCGGAGGTAATGCGGCCTCGAGATTCCCGGAGGTATCTCCGGTCTCGAGATCCACGATTACAAGAGAGCCGCTGCCAAGCATGGCTCGGATAAGATCCCCGGATCCTCGATTATCGGCCTCGGAGAGTAGAGCTTCTTCTAGTTTGCCCATGTTGCTTGATCCTTTTCTAGGGTAATTCGATACCGGCGATCGGTATCCCCGAAAGCTCGAGCCGATTAGCTCGAGCCCTCGAGGCTACTTACCTCCCTAATCCTTGAGCTGCGTTAGATCGATGACCTTTAGCTTACCCGGCGGAAGCTTCTCCTCGGTGGATATCCACCATTCGAGGCCCTCGAGCCTTCTAGCTAGATCCCCTCGAGGTATCTCTCCTCCGGGATAGTAAATCGCTACCGTTAGCCGCAGCGTACCGCTCTCCTCCTTGCTCATGCTTCCTCCTTGAAACCGGTATAAATGACCACTTGCCCCTCGTTATCTACCTCATAACCGAGACGATCGCATAGCTCTTGAGCTATCTCGAGATCGCTAAATTCCTCGAGCTTCTTCTTCTTAGCCTTCGAAAGCTTCACTTATTCACCTCCGGAAAGTAGCACTCGATCATCGAGCCCCAGCAATAGCCCCGGCCCTCGATATACCATAGATTCCCGGCGATCTTATAGATCGCCCAAGCTAAGAAGAGCCAGCCGATAATCGCAGCCCACCGGCGGCGATAGATCGGTGAGGTAATGATCCGGCGGATCGCTCTCATCGCTGCCCCTCCTCGATCTTATAGATCGCAGCGGCTAGAAATCGAGCCAGCCCTCGAGCTGCTCGGAGATCAAGCTCGAGCGTGATCGATGAATGATCCGGATCGTTAGCGTAGCCTCGAGCTGCCACGATCGAGACACTATCGGCCGGAGAGTTATACCAGCCGGAGACATAATCCCGGGAGCCCACCGGAAGAGTGATCGCCTCGGCGATCGATACGATCTCGCCGCTCATGGCTTCACCTCTTCGAGAGCTTCGATCGATTCGATTCGATAAGGCTCATCGATCACGAGCCTATCTTCGAAGAGCCAAGATCTCGGATCGGTCTCGGCCTCGATCTCGAGGATCATTCGAAAGCGGCGGCGGCTCATGCTGCCACCTCCTCGGATAGTGTCTCGAGGTGCTTCCGGATAGCGGCTCGAGCTGCGGCCCCGGTGGCGTATTGTTGAAAGCTTCCGAGATCCTCGATCGATCCATTGCGGCACTCTCGGATCGTGTAGAGGCGAGGCGAAGAATCACGATCGAATTGCTCGGAGGTGATGAAGAATCGGCCGCCATAGACAGCGGATCCGATCCGGGAATTGAAGAATCGAAGAGCTGCACGATCGAAGAAATGGCCACCATTGCGGCGGTTTGCTTCGATGATCTCCTCGATCGAGTAGTAAATAGAGAGCTTCTCGCTCATAGTGTTTGATCCTTTCACTAGGTAAATCGATACCCTCGGAGGTGAGTAAGTATCCGGAGAGCCTCGAGCTGCCTCGAGGCCTACCGGCTACCGGCTCGCAGCTTCTCGATATTGCTCGGAGCCCCAGCCGGAGAGGTGATCGAATATCTTCCCCGATAGCTCCTCGATGATCTCGATCGCCTTCTTATAGGTCTCGATCGATTCTCTTGCGATCGTGGCATTGATCCCGGTTTGCATTACGCCATCGATGAGAGAGAGCTTCTCGAGATCGGAGATCTGAAGCTCTAAAGCTCGAGAAGAATAATCGAGAGCAGAATCGAGAGCCTCGAGCTTCTTATTGTCGATGATGATCTTGGCGTGATCGTAGCCGGCATTCGATAGGTGAATAGATAGCGTCATGATGTTTGATCCTTATCTCTAGGCGGCCGGTTTGATCCGGCCGGGTTTGCCTCCGAGTGTAGCACGATCACAGCTCTAAAAGTCAAGCACCTAATCGAGATTATTTCTCGAGGTGTCTCGATCCTCTTCGATGATCCCGGGCCCAGCGTGGCCCCAGCGTGGCCGGTGATCCTCGAGCTTCTCCCGGATCACAGCTCGAAAGCTGCCAGCTCCCGGCCTCCCAGCTCTACAGCTCCGGCCCTCCCCGGTACCCGGTAACCCTAGGCGATCGATTAGATCGAGAACATTAGAAGAGGCCCAGCTCTAGCCGGAAAGCATGGCCGGCCAGCCCCTAGAAAATGCCCCTAAACGGTTAGCCGATAACATGTATTATGTAAAGTAGGCCCCTCGACACACCGGTAGCAAATTCACCCGGGTGCTTTATATGCCGGTGGGGCCCATGTATATGTACCCACTCTAAAATTTTTGATAGGATCCGAGACAGTAAAACCGCAGGTCAGAGCCATATTTGACTGCATTGGATAGACTGTGAGGTAAATCACACCCCTTAGGGTGGGATAAACACCCCTTATCCCGGCTTATACATAGTAGGAGGATAATTACCGACCAAGGTAATTAGACGACCTACACGCCCCTAGGGGGGCGTAGGGAGCTTCTAGCGACCGAAGACCCCCTAACACACTCATAGTTGAGTGTGGACAGGTCTGTCGTTTTCTGTATCCACAGGTTTATCCACAGACCGTGGATCCAATGAAAAGACACCGAGGAATCCAATGAATAAACGGCAAGAAGAAGCCGCCAAGACTAAAGCGAAGGTGCTTGGCTACATCACCCAAGGCTATACAGTCGAAGAAGCCATGAGGGCTGTCGGCAAATCGGTCAAACTCTGGGAGTACTACCGATCCACCGATAAAGAGTTCAAAGAGAACGCCGACAAGATTCGTGCCGCCAGAGTAACTAAGGGCCGTACCCAATCTGAGGAATCTCTCACCAAAGGTTTTCGTGATTTCCGCAAGGAGTACCTAGACTCCGAAACTTTCGACCACCAGATGAACATCATCGATCTACTGGAAGGTCGTGACCCAGCGTGGATCCACAGCTCCATGCAGTATGAAAAGGGTCGCCCCCAATATGTCTTGGTCAATGTTCCACCTGAACACGCTAAGTCGATGACCACCTCGATTGACTACCCGGTCTACAGGATCTGTATGGATCCCAATGTCCGAATTATGATTGTCTCGAAGAGTCAACAGAAGGCAACAGAATTTATCTACGCCATCAAGCAAAGACTTACCCACCCCGGCTGGCAAAAACTACAACTTGCCTACGCTGCTGGTTCTGGATTCAAGTCTAAATCTGCTACATGGCAAGCAACACAGGTTTACCTCGGAGATGAACTCCGTGACTCCGATCAGAAAGACCCTACCCTTCAAGCCATTGGTATTGGAGGTCAGGTCTACGGTGCGAGAGCAGACCTGATTATTCTCGATGACTGCGTAACTATGAGTAACGCTCACGAGTATGAGAAACAGATTCGTTGGATCCAGCAAGAAGTTTTAACTCGTCTTGGGCCCACCGGAAAGCTTTTAGTTTTAGGAACCCGAGTGGATTCCATCGACTTGTATAGGGAACTCCGTAATGGAGAACGCTACCCAACAGGTCAATCTCCGTGGACATACCTAGCCATGCCGGCGGTTCTTGAGTTCGGTGAAAGCCCGAACGACTGGAAAACCCTCTGGCCAAAATCAGACCGCCCATGGCAAGGTTCCGAAGAAGAACCAGATGAGAGTGGTTTATATCCTCGCTGGGATGGACACCACCTTTCAATGCGTAGATCAGCCCTCGATCCGAAAACATGGTCGATGGTTTATCAGCAAGCAGATGTTGATGAAGATTCGACATTTAATGTCACCTGTGTAAAAGGCTCCGTAGATCGTATGAGAATGATCGGGCCTTTGGTTTCTGGAAACCCCGGACACCCAGAGGAGACAGAAGGATTTACCATCGTTGCAGGGCTTGACCCAGCAATCGTTGGTGATACAGCGGCCGTAGTAATGGCTATAGATCGCCGCCGTAAAAAGCGTTATGTACTTGATGCGGCAACTATTACTCGACCTTCGCCACAAGCGATCCGTGATCTCATCACAACATTTACTGATAAGTACAAACCTTCCGAATGGATGGTTGAACGAAACGCATTTCAGGGCTACCTGACACAAGATGAGAATCTACGGATGTGGTTAGCCAACCGTGGAGTGATGCTCCGGGAACATACAACATCTCGCAATAAGTGGGATGTCGGCTTCGGTGTGGCAGCTATGGCACCTCTCTTTGGATCAGCAGATCCTCAAGGGAAGCACCGTAGAGATAATCTAATTCACCTTCCATCGGATAGAAACGAAGGCGTTAGATTACTAATCGACCAACTTGTCACTTGGTCACCAGAGACAAAGAACAAAACCGACTTGGTTATGGCACTTTGGTTCTGTGAGATTCGTGCTAGAGAGATCTGTCAGTACGGAGATTACGGTGGCAAGTTTATGAGAAATGAGTTTTTAACTCGATCAGACCAGAATCGTCAGATGGTTGTAAACCTAGACGAGTGGGCTGCTAGTAGAAGAATCGGTTAAAGGAGACTAAATGCTTACTCCACAGGAAGTAGCAGCAAAGGTACAACGGCTAAAGCACCGTAACATGGATCGTGATCGCCGTATGTCCGATGTACTTGCTGTACGCCAAGGAAAGATGCAGGATGTTTTCTTTGGTCAATTCTCTGACGAATATCCAAAACCACTTATCGCAAACATGGTGGATATCGCAGCTCGTGACCTAGCGGAAGTCACAGCCCCACTCCCTGCAATCAACTGCTCTTCATCTAACATGACTAGCGACTCTGCAAGGCGTAAATCGGAGATCCGTACACGCATTGCAAACCATTACGCTAACAAATCAGACCTACAACTACAGTTCTATAAGGGTGCAGACTGGTATTACACCTATGGATTCTGTGCAGGTATTGTTGATATTGACTTTGAAACAGATACTCCACGCATTCGTTTGCTCGATCCATTCGGTCTTTACTATGACAAGGATCGATTTGGCAATGTAACTTGCGTTTCTCAAACCATTATTATGGATGTTGAGTCGATTATCTACCAGTATCCAGAGCATACAAACAAGATTAAGCAGAAGTATCGTGGGCAGAATGCCAATGTAGCAATGATTCGTTACCACGATAAGTACCAAGACATGATCTTTATCCCAGATCTTGACAATCTGGTTCTATCAAATACCCCAAATGTCATCGGTCGAGTACTCGTTGACATTGCAGAACGCCCAACTGTTGATGGTCAAGCTCGTGGTCAGTTCGATGATGTGCTTCCAGTACAGATGGCTAAGGCTCGTTTTGCTCTTCTACAACTAGAAGCAGCGAAGAAATCAGTAGAAGCACCGATTGCTATTCCACCAGATGTCCAAGAATTTGCTCTTGGCCCTGATGCATTGCTTCGTTCTAACACTCCAGAAAGAATCCGCCGAGTTCCAATCGAACTTCCTAGCGGAGTATTCGCAGAATCATCTAATCTTGAACGAGAACTCCGTATGGGATCTCGTTATCCAGAAGGTCGTACAGGTCAGATCGATGCATCTATCGTTACTGGTCGTGGTGTACAGGCTCTTATGGGTGGTTTTGACTCACAGGTCAAGGCTGCACAAGCAGTATTCGCTAGATTCCTAATCAATCTCATCGGTATTGCATTTGAGGTAGACGAGAAAGTCTTCCCTAATGATCGAAAAGTTATTCGTGGAACCGATGACGGTACACCTTTTGAACTAAACTACACACCATCTCGTGACATCAAGGGTGATTACACCGTAGATGTTCAGTATGGTCTCATGGCTGGACTTGATCCTAATCGTGCAGCTATCTTCGGATTACAACTTCGTGGTGACAAACTCATCAGCCGTGATTTCCTACGCCGTAATCTTCCATTCTCTATCAATGTCACACAAGAAGAGCAAAAGGTTGATATCGAAGATCTTCGTGACTCTCTACGCAACGCCGTATCGCAATATGCAACGGCTATTCCAATGCTTGCAACACAAGGTGGCGACCCAACAGAAGCGGTTAAACGAATCGCTGACATTATCCAAGGTCGTCAAAAGGGTGAAAGTTTGGAGCAGATTGTTTCTAAAGCATTTGCTCCGCAGGAACAGCCAGCGGCGACTGCGATGGCCCCCGGTGCTTCGCAACCATTACCCCCTGAAATGATGGGTATGGTTCCGGGAGCGGCCCCGGCCGCTGGCTCCCAAATGGTGGCTGGCCCCGGTCAGTTCTCAAGACGGACAGATCTAGCACAAGGCGGATCTCCGCAAATGTCACAACTATTAGCAGCCCTAACTGGGGCCGCTTAAACGAACAAGGAGGAAATATGTTCGGAGTCAAGAAAGGCAAAGTAGCCCCAGCACCAGTCAAGGGCCCTATTCAGGGTGCTTCGTCTGCAAAGGGAAAGTCTGCAATGCAGAAGCTTGGTGAAACAGGCAAGCCAGCAAAAGCTGGTGGAAAGAAAGTTAGTTAATAACGCTTAGAAAGGTCGGGCTATGGATCACGATCAAGAGTTTGATGACATAGACGATATGTTTATCTTAGCCCGACCTGCTAAGAAGATAGATTTCCTTTACGCTTTTGTTGCATTGATGTACAGCATCAGCGTTTCATTTACAGAATTTTTCTCTCTTCTCTCAAGAATCGTACATTCACATTCCGTGAACGAAGCAAAGAAGCGTTATATGTGGGAGAAGTTGTCCAAGGATATTGAAAAAATGGAGGCTAAGAAAGATGGCTGAGTACACAGG